GTTCCGTCCTCATTCTTATCTATAGTTGTTTCCACTATTTGCTGAACGTATTCAGAAAAATGCTTTCTAATGCTTCCCATTGGTCTGGAGCCAGAAGACTTCCATATTCTTTTATATTCTATAACATTAGAAAATGTTGTAGGACATAGCAGGGTGCCATTGTATTCTTTTAAAACTGTAGGAAGAGGCACATGCTTGCCACAACACTTACATTCTTTTGCTCTTTCTTGATATATACTCATACTATTTCCATTCCGTCTAATACATCTGATAAGTTTTTGGGCATTCTCGGTGGCCTTATCATGTTCATTACTATTTCGTCTTCTTCTTTTTCTCTATCCCACTTCAAAGAGCTGTAGGTATGTATGTCTATCTCTTCATTGTTCTGTGGCCTGCTTCTACTAATTGCGTTATATACAGAACCGCAAACAGCATCAGCCAAGTCTTTTGATCCTTTTCGTGGGTGATCGACCCTATCTCTCATAATTTTTAATTGCAGTAATTCATCTATAAGTAATTTAATTGCAGGTCCGCTCAATCTATCTTCTGCAACAACCATAGCCATATCGTCGTAATGTTTCTTTGCAACCGACAGTGTCTCTGTATTAATTCCGTATTGTTTTAGCTGCTGCATCATATCGTGAGAGTTCCAACGGTCAAATGTGCAGACACGAATTTTAAAACCCTTTGTTCTAAGAGACAAAATATAGTCTTTAACTTCTGTAAAGTCTACAGACTTATCTGGAGTAGGTGTCCAATATCTAACTGCATCAACTTCTACAATAGGTGCTGGCTGAGAATATGTATCAGTTACCTTTACGTTTACCCATTTTTGTACGTGTGCCATTGCAACCGCACAATGGTCATGCTTCTGCGCCAAGTCTACGTGAAGGAAGTATTCCTTATCTGGATCTGGGGCAAACCAGTTTTCAAATCTTCCAAAATCATCTACGGCTAATGACATATTGCTAAATGCTTTTTCAATTTTTTCACGAGACTTAAAGAATGCATCAATTGCTTCTGATGGCATGCAGGCAAATCTTCCTAGTGCATCTGGAGTATTTTTATAGAACGCAACTTTAAAATCATCGATACTTCTTGTTGGATTAATTTCCCATGTTGGTCTTCTAAGAGCATACATTCTAGGATACTTATAGGACAGAATATGATCTTCTTCCCACTCAATATCAAACTCGTTACCCTCTGTTCCGTCTGGAAGATTATCGTCTAGCTTAAAATGATGTGTTCTAGTAATAACTTCTTTTTCTGCAACTACGTCGTCGTAGCGTTGCTGAATATAATCATTCTTATATCTAGGAAAAGAAAGCAGGATTACCTTGCCATAGTCTGGAAAACGTGAATCTACTGATGCACGGTACATCTCATAGATAAGACTTCCAGTCTTTGCCTGCTCATGACCAGTTGTATTTTCTACACTGAAGCCAGAAATTTCGTCAAGGATAACTACAATTACGTTATATCCTTCCCATGCCTCACGCTCTGAGTGACCTGAGTGTACTGTAATGTTTTTATTAAATTTAATTTCAGAAGCTTTTTCTGTGTACTTTCCAACGAACCAAGGCGACTTATCTATGCGTGTTCTAAACCCTTTGAAGAATACGTTGTTTGCTTGCTGTGCGTTAATAGCAATATTGATAATATCAATTGAGTCTCCAGGAGGCTTTCCGTAATATGATGCTGGATCTTTAAGGCACAATAGTAAATATACTATATAGGCAACTGATATAGTTGAGCAGTAATCTTTTCCAGATCCTTTACCTAACTGAGCAACAACCTCATTGGCTGTTTGCTTAAACATTCTAACGCCTTCTTCTTCGCCGAACAACTTAATTAAAGTTGACTCTTTATAAATCTGTGAACTCTTTTCAATAAGAGTATACTGATATTCAGATAGAGGTGGCAGGCCTAAGTAGTCTGGGCTTTGTACAAATGTTCTTAGATCTACTGGGCGTTCATCAAACTCTTCGCCATCCAGCATATCAATTAAATCATTAAAATTAAGATCCACTAACTTCCTCTATAATCTCTATAGGCTCTACCACTCCAGTAATCTGTGATAAGCGCTTTGCAACATCCATCTTGCATTTAGGACATGAGGCTGTAACTTCTTTTAATATTTTAACAAGGATATCTTGCTTACGTTCTGTTTCTGCGATTTGATTTGCCAACTCAGCATTATCAAGTAGCCCAACTTCTTGAAGCATTCCAATTCTTTTACCTTCAATATCGGCAATAAGCTTTAGTGCTCCTGATTTAACATTTAGTTGTCCCGCCTGATCTGCATCTTCAACGGTTTTCCACGCCTCTTTGATGAGCATAGCGTAGTGTTGGTCTGCTCCAGAGATAGCTTCTTTAGCCCTCTCACGAGCCGCTGTGTCGTTGTGTACAACGCTCTTCCACTCATCTATCAACTCGACCACTTCGGCTCTCTTAAAGCCTGTGACGGTTGCAATTTGGGTTGGGTTGTTTCCCTTGAGCAGTTCTGAGACTACCACGTTCATGCGATCAAAATGATCGGCTAATTCAATTTCGGACATATATTAGAGTATACTCTTAGTCGACTAAAAAATCAACTAGATTTAGCTATTTTATATAGAACTAAATACCCTATAAGGTCATCTATATCGTTATCTCCAGCAAATCCTTGGTTATTCTTTACTCTATTTAGTTTATCATCTATACGAACCTTTAATTGTTCTGTTGAGTCCGCCGTTGAAAATATTCTAGCTGGCTCAAGGGCTGAGTTTCCGTATGAGATATTCTTTTCAATTAGCATGTGTGCAATGTCATGGCATGTTGCCCATATTTTATTACCTGCTGGTGCACCAACAGATCTTAAATATAGGTCGCTACAATTAAATTGCGTAACATCTTCAAATACTGGTTTTAACATCATACGTCCATTTCTTTATATAGTTGCTTAAGTCCACGTAGTGTACCTATGTCCATATATCTGCCGCCTGGTCGAACAGATTGAATATTTGATCCTTCGTCTATCCATTCCTGAATTTGTTTTCCTGGGTGATCTAAACTTGGATCTATGTATCTTATCATATTTTTACGGAATAGCATAGTGCCCCACATATCTTTATAATCGCAATCCGAAACTTTGTCTTTTGATTCAAGGACCTTTCCACTGCTGGATACCATTACTTGACCGACCCTGCCTTTTAGCTCTCCTAGACATTCCCAAATACCTAGCACCAAGTCTGCGTTAGTTTCTTTCATCATTTCTTTATATATGTTTGAAGGAGCATTTAAAATATACGTATCTGGCATTCCAACTAAGACAGTATCATTATAATCACCTATCATAAACTTAATTGCATCTGACATAGTAGATGGTTCTTTTACAATTAATTTAATATTCATATCCATATTTTGAATAATTGGAATCCATTCTGGTCTAGTAGAAACACGAACTTCATCGCATACCTCTAGCATTTGCTCTACGTGCCATTGAAGCAATGATCTCTCATCGGATATGGGAAGACAAAATTTAGGTATTCCTCCAATTCTAGATGCTTTGCCTGAAGCAGGCAAGACCCCTATCGTAGCCATTCATGATCCCTTCTTCTAGATAAAGACCATGGCTTTGAAATTTCAAAATTGTTGGTCTGCTTATATTTATAGTATTCTTCATTTTTAACAAATGTTTGATGGTTTATATTTTTTAACTTGTCGTCGCTATTAATTGTTTGACTTCCTACTTCAGGAGCTGTGTTAATAGCTGTTGAGACTATAGTATTTTCTGGACAGAATCTTGCAACTCTTTCATGGAAATCATTGTCTTCAAAATAAATTGGGTAGTAGTATTCGTCAAATAAGCCGATTTTTTCTACTACATTTTCTCCTACAGAAAAACATCCGTATGCATCATTTGTAAGAATTAATTTATCTGGACCACTTAATTTATCTATTTCTTCTAAGGCGCTATCTCCCCACCTAGTATCAGCAGAGGCAAATAACCAGTATCTGGAATGAGGATAGCATTTTATTGCTAGGTTCCAGGAAGCAGATAGCCCTAAGTTTGCTGGCATATTTAAAACCTTAACATTTTCTTTTTCTGTTTTAAACTCTCCACCATTATCTATAATTAAAATATTGTCTATCGGATAATTAATAGAATCAAGCATGGACTCTAGTAGATCGTATCTATTTAATATTGGGACTATAAGGACTGGTATACTCATCTTTTTTTAATTAACTGGAATTTTTCTAGATATCTCTGTATCGTCATAGCAGAGACCTTGCATTCATCGGCAATTTCCGTTACCGTTTTCTTTTGAACAACATATCTTCTATATAACCAGGTCTGGCTTTGATATAGTTTCATCGTTCTGTCAACACCTTATTAGCATAATGAGCAATGCCGAATGCATCTGCTACGTCAAAATCTGTTATGGACAGGTTATACTTATTATTAAAGTAGTCCACCGTTCTTTGCTTACGCATGTTTCTTAATTGAGTTTTATACCAAGAGTCTGCGTACCCTGGATTTTTTACTCTTATAGCCGCCTTCTCTTCTTTAGTCGGGTTCTTATTGCCAATATACGCCTGCCAAGAGCTCGGAGAAATAGTAATAACTGAAGCACCCGTAGACATAAGTTCAGCAATGACAACG